ATCGTGGGCAGGGTCGATGAGACCTGAAACCCGAGAAGCGATGGAGATGCTTTGGGGTGCTAAATGGAATCTTCCTAAAGCAGCAAAGCATTGTAATCTTACTGAGAAGGAGATGAAGATCACCTTCAACGAGTATTGTAACTTCCATCCCCCAACATATAATTATGAAGAGGAAACTCAATTTCATCTCCCAGGATAAGGAGATGGCACTGATTCAGGAAATGATTTATCGGATCCAAATGGCGGATCCTGATATTCATCCTGGAAAGACGTGCTTCCTCTGTGTCTCACCTGACTATTCAAGTGTTGTGACTCAACATCTGAGTCATGCCTTGAGCAAGGATGGTGAGATTTATCACATAGAAGCAGTAAACGTCCCTTTCCCAGACGAATCACATGAGTCTTATCTTGAGACATTTATTGATAGGTTTTCTGAATGGACAATCGATTGGGACAACTTCGTATTGATCGAGGCAGGTGTCATCAGAGGTGGCAACTATACCTGGATTACTGAAGCAATGAGTAAGTATCAGATAGCTGGCGATTCCCCCAACTATACTGTTGCTCTCTGCGAAAACACTGGAAGCAAATTCAAATCAGATTTTGTTTCTCACTATTATGACAATTCCAAGGAAGATTTACACTTCTGGTGGGAGCGTCCTAACAACCATTGGGAATGCCCATAAATAAAAATACCGTGTGGAGGAAGTAAAGTGGCTAACAGTCCTGTGCCTGATCAGAGTGCTGATTTCATCAAGTCGGGGATGGTGCTAATAACCGACCCTCGCAGTGATAAATACCTGCATAAGGTGAATCGTAATGTCCATCCACCTGAGAGACAAACGAAAAAAGAGGGTTAAATGCCTGCTTACAGATTTAGATCAGACCAGTACGTCAGTAGAGGATTCAAGGATTTAGCAATATCCTTCAATGCGAATCCCTCTACTGACGATTTTGGTGCTGTCAAGAATGAGCGAGCAATCACTCAATCTGTAAGAAATCTAATCCTTACTATCTTTGGTGAAAGACCTTTTCAGCCGTCTATTGGAAGTCGGGTGAAAGGTCTTCTTTTTGAGCCATGGGATCCATTCTCTAAAGATGCGATCAAGACAGAGATCAGAGATTGTCTAAAACGTCTTGAGCCACGAATCGAAGTCACAGATGTCCGACTCCGCGACAACAGTGATCTCAACGAAATTCAAGTTGAGCTTGAGTATAAGATTACTGGAGAGCAAGTAATTCAAGAAGTAACATTCCTCTTAGAGAAGACCTGAAATGGCTGCCATTCCTTCACAACTAACATCTTTAGACTTCTTTGAGATTAAGGAGTCCATCAAATCCTACCTTCGTACTCGTAAAGAGTTTACTGACTACGACTTTGAGGGTAGTGCCGCGTCGTATCTAATCGATATCCTCGCTTATAATACCTATTATACCGCATTCAACGCAAACATGGCGCTGAATGAGGCATTTTTGGAGACTGCTACGGTCAGAGACAACATTGTCCGCATCGCAAAGCAGTTAAATTACACTCCTAGGTCAATTAAAGCACCCAGAGCGTGTGTAACTATCCGTGTCCAGACACAACAGTCGCTGAATGGCACAACATTCCCCGAATTCTGCACCTTAAAGGCAGGGGATGTGTTTATTGCCCGCAACTTTAACGACACTTACACCTTCTGTGTGACTCGTGACCTCCAAACTACCGTAGATAGTGCAACTGGCATCGCGGTGTTTGACCCTGTGTTGGTATATCAGGGTAACTTGCTCAAATTTAACTATACAGTTGATTATACCAAGAAGCAAGAATACATTATCCCTACTGAAAACGTAGACACTGAGTTGGTTTACGTTGATATCTCTCCCAACGCACAGTCGCAAGAGATTGACACCTACAACCTTGCGAAAAACGTGACCACGCTTAACAGCACATCGCGTATTTACTATCTTGAGGAGACTGATGACCTTAGATACCGCTTGGTATTCGGTGATGGTGTCCTTGGACGTAAATTGATCGATGGTGAATTCATTAGATTGTCCTATGTGACCACTTTTGGTGAAGAAGCAAACGGTTGTAAGGATTTTGCCTTCGTTGGCACCATTAAAGACAGTGATGGACGCGCTATTGCACCAGCAAACATCGAAATTGTAACTAGAGAGTCTGCTGCGGACGGAGAAGCACGCGAAAGTGCGCTATCAGTCAAGTTTAGAGCACCAAAATCTTTCTCTACCCAAAACAGAGCGGTAACCGAGGCAGATTATGAGCATATTGTCTCAGAGATCTATCCTCAGGCAGCATCTGTTACCGCATATGGCGGTGAGAAGTTAACTCCACCCATTTACGGCAAGGTTTATGTTGCAATTCGCCCCAAAACAGGAAATAAACTGAATGAGACGACAAAGGCGAAGATTAAAAACGATTTGAAGCGTTATACAGTCGCATCGATCGATCCTGTGATCATTGATCCTACCACTTTCTACATTATTCCCAAATCTTACGTTTATTACGACGGAAACGAGACTAATAAGAGTGGTGCTCAACTTGGAAGTGACGTTTTGCGTAATGTTGACCAATTTAACAAGAATGGTCAGAATAATCGCTTCGGTGGTCGCGTTGATACGTCGAAATACAACTCAATGCTCGATAATAGCGATCCTGCTATTTCTGGTAGCGTTACTCAGATGACTATTGGTCAAAATCTTGATCAATTTGAATTTGGAAACGTATTTACACAATGTCTTGACTTTGGAAACCCACTTTACGATCCTGGCAACTATGCTGGTAAACCTGATGGCGGAAATACCTGTAGCACGGACTCAGATTGCCCAGAAGGTCAAATTTGTAGAGATGGTAAGTGTGTAGACGAGGGAGATAGCGGCACTTGTGCTCCTTCCTTCTCTGTGGTCAAATCTGGCACATTCTATGCAACAGGTTACTCAGAAGATCTCGTTAATTTGACTATGGCAGGCACTGGCACAAGTTCGGTCAGTCCTGTTGTCTCTTCTAACTCGATTGCTGGCGATAATCAAGTATTGGTCCCAGTTAACATCAGAGATGACGGAAGAGGCAACTTGATTCTCGTTACCAAAAGAGACGAGGTTGAAGTAACGTTAAATAACTCAGTTGGTAGCGTTGACTACGGTAGTGGACAAGTTTGTGTTGGTCCTATTGCGATCCAAGGCACTCCTGACGATGATACCCGTCTTCCCATCCAAGTACTGCCTTATGGTGGATCGATTAACATTCCCCCTGGTGTTGATCCCACATTGTTTGATGTTGATGTCTTCCCAATCGATTGGAAAACCAATGACATCGCAATCCCCAACTTCGATCCCAACAATTTCAATGGGTTTAACTACGGTGACCCAAGCGGGATAAATATCATTGATTATCCCACGGATACCTTCACATATCCAGTAGATACCTCCTGTTTCTGAGATAGATGCCTACTAAAAATATCAACATTTCGGATAGAGTTGAAAATCAACTCCCAGAGTTTATCAGGGAGGAAGATCGACAATTTGTTGACTTTCTCTTCCAATACTACAAGTCTCAGGAAAAAACAGGTCGTCCTTACGACATTCTGAATAATCTCCTGAATTATTTGGATCTTGACAGTTACACATCTGACGAACTGTCAAATGATACGCTTCTGCTGAATGATATTGGGCTGAACGATAAAACTATCAGAATTGAGTCTATTGACGGTTTTAAGGAGACCGATGGCTCGATTATGATCGACAATGAGGTCATTTACTACGAGTCTGTGACTCGTGGTCCTGATGCCATTATTACCCCAGGTGTTTCTCCTGCTCAATTCGATAAAAAGAAACAACAACTGGAAAATCCCTTCAATTTGTTTGATGGGACAAGAAATACATTCCCTCTCAACTTTTTAGGCACTCCTGTACGTCCTCCCTCGGCAGAGCACCTTATCGTTATCACATATAACGATATGCTCGTCCCTGGCGTTGATTATTTTGTTGAAGGCGATGAAATTCGTTTCCAGGTTGCCCCTCGTGCTAGATCTGGTGCTGACGACTCTCAGTTTACTCAAATTACATATCTGGTTGGGTATGCCGATCAAGCGATCGTCACAGCTGATGCTGTCCCATACCAAGAGTATCAAGGAAAGAAAGAATACCCCCTCAGAGTAAATACTCAACCATATACGCCAACTTCGGCAATCGGTCTGATTATTAAAAAGAATAATCGCCAATTAGAGGCATATACCGATTATACCGTTTTTGAAAATCAAGTAATCTTCAGATTTCCTCTGGGTGCTGCTGATAACATTCATATCCGCTCTGTTGAGTATATTGCACCTCAATTTGGATCTGGAGCATCTGCAGTTGTTTCTGTTGATGCAAATGGTCAAGTTGACCGCTTGATTCCTAAAGAAGGTGGTAGTGGTTACAGATTAGACTTTGAGCCTAAGGTTGTCGTCCAACATAACGACGGTGTTGGTGCAACTGCTAAAACTTTGGTTAGTGGTATTAAAGATATCACTCTAATTGATGGTGGACAGGGTTATACGTCATACAACCCTCCAATCGCCATTGTAGGCGCTCCTGCGGGTGGCACACTGGCAAAAGTCGCTCTGACCGTAGATGACGAATCTGG